CATCAATATCGGGAATATTTGTTTCCTTAAAGTGTTTTATTTCGTCTATTCTTCTTTTTAATTGTCCTATATCTTCTTTTGTACTAAATATTTCTTCAGGTCTAAATGCGCTTGTAATTATTATATGCGTTGCTACAAACTGTCGTGTTGAACCTTTAGTTTCAACCTTATACGGGTATCTATCTAGCAGTTTTAACAGTTGGTGATATTTCATAAAGTCACCTCGCATATCATCTATAATTACATATTGTTGCGCATCATAACCTTCCCACCATTTTCCAGTATCCATACTAAAATACACGTTATCTTCGTCTTGTGCTTCTTCCATAAATTCTTCATACGCCGTCTTAGTCTTTCCAGTCCCAGTCGCTCCATAATACCATTTGACAATCGGTTTCCAGTTTCTCTTTTTTTCATAGTACTTCTTTAAATTTTCCGCATATTTTATTTGTTGATAATTATTTATATCATTATTATCTAACATTTTTTTTATCGTATGGTTTTCTTGTATCTTCTTTTTTATTATCTCTAAATCTTTTCGTTTTCCTTGACCTACTTTTTCAGGTCTATCTCCTTTCTCTAAAAGTACGTTTCCATCTTTCGTACAGTACTGATAATTTTCATAGGGTGTGCCTTTACATATTTCTATGTGTGACCGTTTCGGCATCATTTTTATTGTTGCCTTCAGTGTCTTAGCATTTACCCATTGTATAAATCCTTGTAGGTGGGGCGTACCTGTTGATGCTACTTCCCCTCCTACTATAATATATTTTATGTCTTTAAGTTCCTTTTTTTCTAATTCATTAATTTCAACTTCTGTGTAATTATTGATTGTAAAACAATAGTTTCTAAAACGTTGTGTAGTCATTCTATCTATACGTAATCAACCCCCTCACCATTTATGATAAGGGGGTTGTTGTGGTCGTCGCCTTGAACTCCTGTTCCATTACATTACACAGAAGTCAAGGGTAATACTCGACGACCACTTTTGTGTAATTTTTGTGTGTACCTACCGGGGTTTTTTTGTAAAGTTAGAATAAAGTTCTCGCTTCGCGAGAACCAAGTTCTATTTATCAAACAAAACATCCAATGTTAATGGTCGCTTCGCTCCATTACGTTCTATACGTCTTTGAATGTAGATACTGGTCGGCATGTTATTCTTAATAAGTCCGGAGTCTTTCTCAATGTTATTGTATCCTCTGGATTACCTCCGGCGAATACATGAAACAGTATAAACTCAGGTATAAATCCATCGTCGGGGTATTGGTCGTTGCTACTTCCACCTTCTGGTAGGGAGTAGTATAATTCCTTACCTATATTATGTTTTAAGGTCATGACCTTATCTGAACTAGTTTCCCCGACTTGAAATTGATATGGTTCAATATGACCATTATTAATTCCTAAATTCGAGAAGTTTCCTGCGGGTCCCATCGTAAACATTTTGTCTTCTATAACTCTATATTTTCTAGTATTCGGTTTAGCAAGCATAAACTCGAACGCGTTAAAGATATTCACACCCGAATCTAGACTTTGGATACCAAACTCACTATTAACCTGGGTTAGAAATGCGTCATACTGTGGGTCCACATTCTGCGCTGAACCTTTTGTTGCTCTCGGTTTGAGGCGCAACATTCTAACTTTATAAATTAACCCATTCTGAACGCTGGGTAATGTATTTACATAACCTGCTACACGATCTAAGTACCACTTACTCTCGCAGTAGGCAGGTCTTACTGTTTTTCCTTGAATGGCGTTTTGATTTAATGGAGCAGTTGATGCATTAGTATATATCCTATTCATCTCTAAACTTTCCATATTTATCAAATTGCCGGAAGTCGCGTCTACACCATATTTGTATGCTTCAGTAGACCCGTCTTTGGATATTTGTTTTTCGAATCCTGTGGTAAACCCCAGGCATGCGATTTCCGACAGCGTTCCCGCTACCGTTTTCCAGGCAGGATTTAAACCTATTCTACCAACGCCCGTGCTTACACGGAAATATTTACTTTCCGCTACACTATTTACAGTCTTTTTTGCTATCGCTCTGACTTGCGTTCTCTCGGTTTTTGTTAATCCTTTTTTTTTCACACGTTTTCTAGGTTTGCGAGTATTTTTGCGTTTTACAGGCATACTCTTATATTTACTATATATTTTATTTTTTTCAAAACTTCATATTATAACCCGATGCTCCTTCATCAATATCGGGAATATTTGTTTCCTTAAAGTGTTTTATTTCGTCTATTCTTCTTTTTAATTGTCCTATATCTTCTTTTGTACTAAATAT